CATTACAATGGCCTAGAATTAATTTCAGTTTAGATGGTTATGTAATAGCGTCTGACTCAATCCCTGTATTGCTCAAAGATGCTTTATGTGAAACCGCTATAGGTATAGACGCGGGTAATGACCCACTACTACCAGAAGAACGGGCAACAAAAACCGAATCAGTTGGCGACATATCTGTCACCTATATGGATGATTCAAGAAACTTCACTTATTTAAAAACGGTAGACGCTAAACTTAGTAAGCTAATCAATCAAAGTTTAAGGTCTTATCGTGTCTAAGTTTTACGAAAATCTGCAAAATACAGCGTCTAGGCTTTTAAAGTCTAAAGGACAAAGCTTGTCTTTTACTCGCAACGTAGAAACGGCCTTTAATCCGGCGACAGGGGTTAAGACTAATTCAGATTTTAGTTTTACGGCTTATGGTGCGGCCTTCGATTACAAATTAAGCGAGATTGACGGCACTGTAATAGAGGCTGGCGATATTCGTTTAATGCTGGAAAAGACAACTAATGCACCGTTAAAGGGTGATTCTGTTAAAGTTGATACAGTTAATTATAGGGTGATGGACGTTATGAAGTCATCACCGGCTGGCACTATTACGCATTACACTTGCAGGCTAAGAAAATGAGCTTTAGCGGTGATTTTAAAAGGTTTACTGAGAAAGCAGAGGCGGCGGCGGAAAAGGTTTTTCGTGGTACAGCTTTGGATATTGCGGGAAAAATAATGCAGCGCAGTCCTGTAGATACTGGGCGTTTCCGCAGTAATTGGCAAACAGCATTAAATACAATACCGTCTGGTATAACTGAAGGCACAGCCCAAAATGCTATGTCTAAGGCTAAATCAACAACAGCAAAGGCAACGCCGAAAGACTCGATTTATTTTATTAATAATTTACCGTATTCTTTAAAGTTAGAATATGGTCATAGTAAACAGGCGCCGATGGGGATGGTTAGGCTAACTGTCTCAGAGTTTGATAGAATAATTCAAGCTAACGCATACAAGGCTAGAAAATGACTGTTTTTGCTGATATATCCAACGCCCTAGATACGCGATTGAATACATTATCGCCATTGCCTCCTGTTGCATGGCCTAACCGTGAATATATACCTATAGTTGGCACTAAATGGATTAGACCGGCATTATTACCAGCCGACACTATAGCGGCAACCATTGGCGATACATCAAGCACAGACTTAAACACAGGTATTTATCAAGTTGATATATTTACCAAAGCGGGTGAAGGCAAAAATGATGCAATGGTACAAGCTGATTTAATTGCAGATCATTTCAAAAGAGATACAGAATTGACGTATAATGCACATACAGTGGTGATTAAAAATGTAAGTCAATCACCAGCCCAGATTAATAACGGCTGGTTTCAAGTACCGGTCAATATCGAATATTACGCATTTACAGCGGAGCGTTAAGAATGGGAAAACCTATTAAATTATTTAGCCCTAATGGTGAGAATCAAGTTTTATGTCAATCTATTAGAGTTGATTATATGAAAGCTAACGGCTGGACTGAAAAGCCAGTTCAAGAAAATAAACCGGCGAAGGCCGTTAAAAATAAAGGTGATAAATAATGGCTACATTTAGAGGCAATGACGGACTAGTAAAAAATGGCGCGAATCAAGTAGCGGAGGTTTTGGATTGGTCGCTATCAGAAGCACACAATACAATTGATGATACGGTATTGGGTGATACTTCATCGACGCATTTGGGCGGTTTAAATAGCTGGTCAGGGTCAATAAATTGCTATTGGGATGACACAGACACCACAGGGCAAGTGGCTTTCACAATCGGCGCAAGCGTTACTCTTAATCTTTTGCCAGAGGGTGCAACTACTGGCGATGCTGAATACACCGGTACGGCGACTATTGTTGGCATTGAACGTGCTGTAGCTAATGACACGACTGTTACACAATCATTTACCTTCACTGGTAATGGTGATCTTACAATCGGTACAGCAACATAATGGAGCTTAAAGACCTCTATACGGCTGATAAGCATGAAGATGGTGCAGAAATGCAGGTTTTAGATGAAAATAACAATGAAACTGATATTTATATTAGGATCGCTGGTATGGATTCTCAGGCATGGCAGGAAGCCACAAGGGATAAGCAGCAAAAGTCATTAACTAGATTATTCAATAAAGACAGTGAAACAAACCGTTTTATGGATGACGTGGATGATATGGTTAATGCTGCAATCGGCTGGCGCGGTGTTTTAGAGGAAGGCAAAGAATTAGAGTTTTCTAAAGAAAGAGTAAGAAAACTATTTATTCAAGCCCCTTTTATTATCGATCAGGCTATTTTATTTGTTAATAACCGCGCAAATTTTACGCGGAGCTAATCGGGTTATTTACTGAGTATGCGCGATGGATGATAAAAGCGCACACTCGGCAAAAAGGCTTTAAGAAATCCCGATTAGCTACAGCCGAGCAAATAAGCAAACGCAGTAAGCAGCCTAATAAACTGTTAATGAGCAAGCCTGATTGTCCTAAAGAATTGCTTTATTTATGGGCGCTGTATAATGACATATTAAAGGGATGTACTGATATTAGTTATGTTGATATAGCCGCGTATAAAGAATTGACAGGTAGAAAGCTAAAGCATTGGGAAGTAGATTTAATGATTAATATTGACATAATAAGGCGCAAAGCCGCTAACGAGGACATTTAATCATGGCTACGGACATCGCTACACTGGGTATAAAAATAGAGGCTGGCGATATTCGCAAAGCAGTAAGCGAACTAGACCGCCTTGAAAATCAATCTAAAAAAACAGAATCAAAGGTAAATAAATTACGCCGATCTTTTGGTGGATTGCAAACCGCTATCGGTGCGCTCGGATTAGCTTTGTTAGCCCGTCAAATGATAGGTCAAATAAACACCTATACTGCATTAAACAATAAATTAAAATTAGTTACAAAAGGCACTGATGGCCTTGCTAAAGCCCATGCAGATTTATTCGACATAGCGCAAGATACGCGCGGATCATTAGAGGGTACTATAGATCTTTATTCTCGTTTAGCTCGATCGACTCAAGAATTAGATATATCAAGCGAAAGACTCAACAACGTAACTAAAACCGTAAACCAGACTATCGCTTTATCCGGTGCTAGTGCTTCAACCGCACAGGCCGCACTATTCCAATTAGGCCAAGGATTGGGGGCGGGTGCCTTACGCGGTGAAGAACTAAACTCAGTTTTAGAAGGTACGCCAGAGCTTGCGAGAGCTATTGCGACAGGTTTGGGCGTTACTATTGCTGGTTTGCGTGAAATGGGCGCGGCTGGTGAATTAACAGCGGTTAAAGTTATAGGCGCATTAGAGAAGCAATCAGAGTCAGTAAATAAAGAGTATCAGCAAACAGCAAAAACAGTTACTCAGGCCATGACCCAAATCGAAAACGTAGCTCTAAAAACTTTCGGCTCATTAGATAGCTCAGAATTAATCGATTCGATGGACGAATTAAGAAAGATTATTTCAGATCCCGCTATCGTTTCAGGCTTGCAGTCTATTGGCTCGGTCATGCTTAATATTGTTAATTTAGGTGTTCAGGCCGCCGCAGGTTGGGGGATGATCTTTGATAAAATCCTAGGTCAAGACAACGCCGACAAAATAAAGAATATTAATAGGCAGATAGAAGACCAACTCGCTTTAATTGGTAGATTAAACAATCAATCACGCGCGGCTAATTGGATTGACAATCAATTTGGAATGACTCAGCAAGAAAAAATAGATCAAGCCATAGCAAAAGTTAAGCAGCTTGCAGTCGAAAAAGAGAAATTAAATGCGCCTACTGATGGCGGTGGCGCTACTGGTTCGAGTGAATCAGGCAGTGGATCGGTGGTCGAACCACTAGAAATGCCATCACCAGAGGAAGACCCCGCGTATATTCAGGCATTATTAGTTAATGGTTTACTAATTCAAGCAGACCAAGAAAGAACAAGAGCAGCGGAAGAGGAAGCCAAGATTAGGGCGGCTAATGAAATGGCTGCTAATCAAATGCAATTGTCATCGGCTCAGACAATGTATTCTGCGTTATCTGGTTTGATTGCCGCTACTGGAAACGAAAGCAAAGGCATACAATTAGCAATGATCGCTTTCGAGAAGGGACTTGCTATTGCTCAGTCAATTATTAATACTCAAGTAGGTGTCACAAAGGCACTATCTGTAGACCCTACAGGAATATTAGCGGGTCGCGTTCAATTAATGGGTAATATTGCCACAGGATTAATCGCGGCTACGGGAGTCATTCAAGCAGGCAGGGTGGCAGGTCAGGCACATGATGGAATGGATGAGATACCCAATACCGGCTCATATATTTTACAAAAAGGTGAGATGGTTATAGATAAAGGCACATCAGACCAAGTGCGAAACAATGTAACCAACAACAACGGCGGCGGCACAACTAATATTACGATTCAGGCATGGGATGGCGTGGATGTTGAACGGGTCTTAATGAATAATAAAGAGCTTATACATGGCGCTAACGCTTCTCAAATGAATGAGTTCGGGCAGTCTTATGGCTGATTATCCTAATAGTAATATTAAAACGTCTACTTTCACATCTGAGCAGGAAGTTAAGCGTATTACATCAGAAAGTGGGCGCACTCAAACTAGGTTAGTAGGTGGTCAGCGATTTAGTATTAAAATAACTCACGCGCCAATGGCTAAAGCCGATTATATGCCCCTAGATGCTTTTATTATGTCTAAGCGTGGCCGTGATATTGCTTTTACTATTACGCTTCCTGACAAGTCTAGTCCTTTGGGTGCGGTGACAGGTTCACCCGTTCTTAATGGTGGTCGTGCGGCTGGCTCAAATAGTATCGCTATCGATGGCTTGGTTGCTGGTGTCGCTGATGTTTTTTACGCCTCAGATATTATTACATTTGCGAGTCATACCAAGGTTTATAAAATAGTTGAGACTGTTGATAGTGGCGCGTTAGATTCTATTGAGGATTATTCAGGAACGGCTATTAGTGATTATTCGACAACTGATATTCATACCGTCGAATCACAGCAAACAGTCGTAACTATATTCCCGCCATTGGTTGAAGATGTCGCGGACAATTCAGCCGTTACATATAATAATGTCGAATTTACTGTTAAAATGACAAAAGATGCACAGAATTATAAAGTACAACCACCTAACATCTACCAGAAAAAAGTAGATTTAATCGAGTATATCGCATGACCAGAATAAACGACTTTACAGAAACGACAGCGGTTAATGGTGACGATGACGAATATGTACTAATTCAGGGCGCAACTACTCGAAAAGCAAAAGCTAAAAACATAACAGGTGGAATGATTGCTCATGGCGCAGCGGTTAAGGCGTTTTATCGTTATTCCGAAATTTCATTAGGCACTCAAAAATATAGGAAAATATGCACTCTACCTAACGATATAGGGGGTACGGGCGATAGGGTGCGAATAGATTTTTTTATTGATGTTAGCGCAGGAGATCAAGGCGTAAAAATGTCTATGGAGCTATCGAACACAGCGCCAGCGGCTAGGCGAGTAGTATCTATACAGGGAACATATACAGGTTCTTTATCTACTAACGGGATAAGAGTATATGACCAAGTGGACGGAACATCAGAAGTTTATATTTATCATAGCGGCGCTAGCTATGTTGGTTTAACAGTTGATTTAATATCGTCTGGGTATAATGGTATAGCTACTATTATTCCCCCGAGTGAAGTGACAAGCACAGGAACAACCCCAACCGGCACACCATCCCTAGACACCACAGCAGCCCCTTATAGTAATGGTGTACCTGATGGTAATGAGGATTGGAATACAGCAACATTATTAAATAGCTGGGTATCGTCCGGTACAGCGCCACGATATAGAAGACATAGCAATGGTCTGGTTGAGATACTTGGCACAGTCGATACAGGCACAGACAATCTACCGATTTTTCAGTTACCGGCTGGATACAGGCCATCAGAGCAATTTTCAGAAATTAAATACCATGATAATGCGACAAATTCATATGGCTGTCAGGTCTATGTATCTACGGGCGGAAATGTGACTGCTAATATACTTGGCGGAACTAGCGCGGACTATGTTGATCTTGGTCGAATAGTATTTATGGCAGAGGCTTAAATGAATATATTATATTATTTACTAATAACTTATGCCGTAATGGGCGCGACCTTTATTTTTTACGTTGCTATTATGCGACTAAAATCTGAATGGGATAGCTTACCTAAAAGACTTAAAATACTGCTTACGCCTTGGGTTATTGTCGGAGTCTTACTAGACTTTGTTTTAAGTCAATTAATGACCCCGATTATCGGCGGATTAAATCCTTTAAAATGGCAGTTTGCATGGTTACTGAGTAAGCAATTGAAAAAGCACAAAGCGAGAAGTAAAGGCCGTTCTTTGAGGCTATCTAATGAAATTGGAGGATGGTTAAACATCTTTGATAAAGGTCATTATTAATGGCTGTTTTGCCTTCAAACGCTTATAGTGATTACACCCTTACTAGCGAGCAGCCGACATTAGTTAATGACTCTGTATCTGGTAAATCTATTGACCGCCACGTAAACGGGCATTTATGGTCATTTAGTATTAATTTCCCTAAACTCACGGCGCTAGAATTTGCAGAGCTTGACGGGTTCTTGACTGATAAATCGACTTATAAGAGCTTCACTATTACCTTGCCAGATAGAGAGCCACAAGGTATCGCTACAGGTACGCCATTGGTAAACACTTCGTCAGGTGGCTATGCTAAAGGCTCTAGCTCAATTAATGTCGATGGGTTTACAGTTGCGACTACTGATATATTAAAAGCCGGTGATCTATTAAAATTCGCTAATCATACAAAGGTTTATATGAATATAGCCGATGTTGATAGTGGGGCGGCTAATAACTTGACGCTTGAAGATGGTAGTGGTGTTTTATTGCTTGAAGATGGCTTTGAGTTATTGCTTGAAGATTCGGGTCAATCGACTTTAACTATTGAGCCGCCACTAATGGAAGCGGTAGCAGATAACGAGGCATTAACAGTGACTAACGTACCTTTCACCGTATTAAATACCAATAACCATGACTCAGCGGTTACATCACCAATAATTTACGACTTTAATTTAAGTCTTATCGAGGATTTATAATGGCTGATTCTAAAATAAGTGCATTAACAGCAAAAACAGCACCCGTTATAACCGATGAGCTGGTTATTAATGATGCCGGTGTTAATAAAAAAGTAGCGGTAGGTGATTTAACAGAAAAAGGGACGTTTACACCTACTTTATACGGACTAACGACAGCGGGAACGCAAACCTATACCAACCAAACCGGAAAATACTCTAGAATTGGCAATATTGTTTATATAACTGTCTTTATTGTTATGTCCGCAAAAGATGCGGCCACTAGCGGAGATCTAAGATTAGGTGGTATGCCTTATCCTGCGTCTGATTATTCATCAATGAGTATTTCTTATTTATCGAACCTAACGCTAACTAGCTCATATTTTGCAAATGGATTTATTCAGACCGGCAGTGATTATGTTCGGTTATTTGAGTCTAACGGAACAACAAGAAACGTACTACAAGATACAGCACTAACAGCGAATACATCGCTTATTCTGTCTGGATGTTATCAGGCTTAATATGATCAGAGGATACTCACCAGCCGCAATAACGGCACTAGGCCAAAACCCTGAATTTTACCATCTAGTAAAGTTCAATTTTTCGACTCCGTTATATTACACAACCGCGCCACGTGATGTTTCCTATGATTCGCAAACATGGCTAAGTTCAGCGATCATCTCCAAAATACCTAGCATTCCAGAATCATTATTCATTAAGCCTAATTCGATTAGTTTGACAATGGCTGGCGCGGCTTTGGTTAATCAGTCGCTTACCCTAACCGAAAAATTTAATAATACTGATGTTGAGATATACCGTTATATTGCTGCGACTAATGAGGCGGTTTTAGAGTGGAAAGGATTTATACAGAATTATAAAAGCACAGAAGATAAGCGTAAGGGTAAATCGGAAATTACGTGGAATTGTGCAAGCCATTGGAATAATTGGGAAACTAAAAACGGTCGAATTTTAACGGATGAAGCACAGCAAGAGTTATACGCTGGCGATATTGGTTTAAATTGGATAGGCGTAACGGATGAATCCATTACTGATTGGGCGGAAGCAGACCCAGACAGAGGCGGAAGGCTAGAAAGGGCGGTTACTGGATTATTAGAGGGCGCTGGAACTATTATAGAGGGTGTCGCTGATTCAATAAGCAATGTTTTTAGCAATATAGGTAATTTATTCGGTGGCGGCGGCGGCGGCGGCGATCAACCTAGAGAGCTTGCAAAAGAAGATACCTATAACCTCGTAAAATACCCTTCAGATGTAAAGCGCCTACCTGTTTGCTATGGTGATGCTAGAGTCAAAGGTATTCCAGTTTATAGAAGCTTAGACCCTGCGAATAAGGAAATGCTATATGTAGTGTATGCTATCTGTGAGGGCGAAATAGACTCTTTGACGGACGTACAATTTAAAGATGGCGAATCATACGACTCTACAAGATTGGCCTCTGTATGCACTAAAGTTGACTTTTATACAGGTACGACAGATCAAACCTACAGCACAACAATGGGCGGCGTTTTTAGTGAATGGACAAGTGATTGCCGTTTGCGCGGTATTTCTTACTGCATAATGAAATATGAAAAAAGCGACGAATGGCAAGGAGAGCCAACACCAGCATTTTTAGTCAAAGGTCGAAATATTTTAGATATTCGAACCGGCTTAACAGCGACTAATTTATCTAACCCCGTCCTAATTGCTTATGATTACCTAACGAATGCGCTTTATGGTAAAGGATTAACGGTATCTGATACCTCTAGTTTTAGTGCTGGCGCTACATTGTGTGAAACTCAAGTTTATAACCATGATGCCAGCGGAACGGGTACTTATTCAGAAGCACAGGCATATATAAACTTATTAGAGTTTAACGGTGGTTTGATAACTGACAATCCTATTAAAAATAATATGGAAAAAATATTATTTACAGCTAGGGGTTATCTGGCGTGGATTGGTGGCGATTACAAGTTGGTCATTGCTCAAACTGATGAAACATCAGTTTATAGTTTTAGTGAAGATAATATAACGGGCAATTTTGAAGTTGCAGAAATACCCTCTAATAAAAAGTTTAATCGCGTTTATTGTGAAATACTCGACCCTAGAGTAGCTTACAGGAAGGCTAGTTTTCAATCGAGCAGCGCACAGTTTTTATCAGATGATAATAATATACTCTCATACAGCATAGTAAATAATAACTTTGAAAATGACAGATACCGCGCTAAAAATAGAGCCGCTACTATTCTCAAGAAATCGCGCGAGGGGTTAAGGGTAAAATTAACAGCCGCTAACGCTGATGCGATTCAAGTTGAAGTCGGTCAGATTGTCGATATAACCAGAGATTCGCAGGGATGGGAAAGTAAATTATTTAGAGTTATATCATTGAATATCGGAATGGATGCAACAGTATCATTCACCTTGGAAGAGTACGAGAGCAGCGTTTATGACTGGGATGTATCAGTTGAGCAAGTGCCGCCCGAAGATACCTTATTGCCTGATGTTAATACCGTTACAGCACCTACAGGATTAACAGCGGCTAGTGGTGCGACTCATCAAATTACTACCGATGACGGTGGCGCGGTTAATCGTATTTATGTTTCATTTACTGCCAGTGTTGATGTGTACGTTGAAGGCTACGAGGTGCAATATAGGGCGGTGGGTGATACTAACTATATTCAGTTACCTACTCAAAACAGTATTGATAATGTCACGCTTTATATTCCTAACGTAGATCAAGACCAAGAGTATGAAGTTAGGGTTAGATCATACAACGCGCAAGGCACTGTTTCTGCATGGGTAGCACTAGGCGCGGCACATTCTGTAACAGGCACAACGGCGGTTGGTCGATTGGCTCAGATTCGCGGTGCTGATGCTTATGAGAATGATTCTATTTATTTTCATACTTTTTTCGATGGATATTCAGGGCTTGGCTTTGTCTCTGGAAACTCTAGCTTAATAATTACAGCAACAGTGTCCGTTTATCCATTAGTAAAAAGACGATTTCCTTCGTCGATTGTTCCTATGTCATGGACAAAAAACAGAAGATTTAAAACAAGAGCCGGTATGCCGACGACTATGGCAAACTTAACAGGAAATTTAAGTTTTGGCATAGGCGATCAGCAAACAATATTGACAAGCAGCGGCATACATTTTGTGCTGAAATATAATGCAACATCTACAGATATAGATGTTTATGGCTCTGTTTCAAACGGAACAACAACCACAGAAACACTCATATCATCTATTGCAAACGCCTCATATGATATACATATGGAGGTCGTTTATACTGCAGGAACGAATGTTATTTTTTATTTTACTGGCACAAATCCCTCTCTTGTTGAAACAGATAGCACCTTAACTATAACTACTAATTTACCCGTTTCTGACGGCTCTAATGATAACGCGTTAATGATAGAGTGTTCAAATACTTCGTCTGGAACGCTTGGCCTAACAGTTAGCGAATGGAAAACACTCCAAGAACAATAGCTAAAAATACACGCAGCTATTAAAAAATATAGACTGATGGTTGCTGTGATTGCTTCCGGTCATTTTCTCTAAAATATAATGAACTAATTCATGCCTATAAACTATTTTAGAATCGGTTTTATAGTTTGGGCTTTTTTCAGAAACCAATAAAATTAGATTAGGGCTTGAATAATAGCGCCCCTCTCTATCAGAATTTATTATTTTATCGGCAGTTATAACCATTAAATCAGGATAAAAAGAAAGTCCATGTTCATTTATTTTTAATTTGTCATACCAGACACTAGATATACAGCTAAATACATTTTTTAGTTCTTGTTCTAACTCTATAGATGATAAGCCAATGCTATTTGATTTGTTTTTATACTCAATCCCTAGCGGTGTAATGAAATCATACTCAAAGCCATAACCATGATTATTATTATCTACATCACAGCCGATTAAAAACATACTCATCATTAATATTAATATTTTCATTATTATTTTCTCCTGTTGAATTAACTATAGGCTAATAGATTTAGTTTGTTTGTAAGGATTTTCTTAATTCTCTGTAATATTTTGTTATATCTCTAATATCATCGAGAGTAAGCTTTTGTGGTTCGTGGTAGGACTCTAGCCAGTTTACCTTATCAATGCCTATTCTTTCTATAAGTCGTGGCCTGTAGCCCGCTATGTTTCCTGATAGCGATAGATTGCAGTATTTATTGCACTGTAAAAAAATATTTAATTCATTAAACCTTAACTCGGGATGTGCGCCCCTTGTTTTATAGTGGCCTGCACAATATTGAATATCTGGTTTTGTAGTACCGCAACTGATACAGGGTTTATTCTTATCTCTCTCTCTGATGTAAGCATTGCAGGCAATTTGAGCCTTATCTAATAAATAAGATCTATTGTTATTATTAAATTCTTTCAGCGCCTTGCGATTAACTTTTTTCTCAGCCTTAACAGCAATCGCTTTAGCTTCTCCACCATCTTCTATAGCGCAGTCAATAGAGCATGTTCTAGCTAGTGTGGTGAAGGGGGTGAATAGGTCGCCACAGGATTTACATTTTTTCCGCTTGGCAGGTTTAAGCACTACCAGCCGCCAGCGTAGTCTTTTGGCTCTTTATCATTAGGGAGGGTATTATATTTAGTATTTTGAACTTCGATTATCTTATCGAAATCACATTCGCCATTCATACATACAATACATTTTTTGTATATTTCAATACAAGCTGATTGCTCGCTATCTAAAGGCCATTCTCTATGACATGTAGGGCAGGGCTTTAATTCATCACTCATAATCTATCTCCTTATTTAAATCTATACATTTGGTGTCGGTAAATTCATGCCTAACTCATGCCCTATCTCAATAGTTCCATCAATCAGCAAAGAATAGCCATGTTTTTTTTCTGCCTCACTAGAGGGTATTTGCTCTAAATCATTGCCGTCTAAATCCTTGACTATTTCGACACCCATTATTTTAACCTTCAATACGTTTTTCATCTCTAGTGGCGTATAACCCAATTCTTTAGCCATGATTCCTATTAATACGTGCCAGAAAGCCCTTTGATTAGCTGTCTTATCGTCTTTAAACGGCTCAATAGTAACCTGCATTATATTATCACCCATACACGCATTAACGGCTTCTAGTGCGCGTTTCTTGGCTATCACCCCATTGATGACTATGGTTTTATTAGTCATTAATAAATCGACCATGTATCGTTATGAAGTGGGATTTCTATACCCTTCATAACGTGCGGCAATAATTGAATAAGCTTATCAAATACGTGCGGCTTCATATCGTTATATTTACGGCTTCTAAGCTTGATTCGTCGTCGTTTAGTTATTCTCATTACCAGTTATAAGTATCTGAATTATATTTCATCACAGAATAACAAATGCCCTTTGATGGGCTTGTCACTGACTCAGTTACTCGCATAGTCTCATCATTAATGCTAATAACGTCACCGACTTTAATATATGAGGTGTTTGCTTCAAATATTGATTTGATTCTATCCTTATCGTTAATGTAATCAGCAAAAGTATCACCATCAAAAGCATTAATGCTATGGTTAGTCTCTGCTAATAACTTAGGTGACGCCGCAACAACCGCACCCGCTAAAATTGATTTTAAAAAATTACGTCTTTTCATTTTTAATAACCTCTAAAAGAGCTAGGGGTTGGGGTTCCCCTAGCAAAAGCCCGAAGGCAGGAGTCGAAGGCATTGAGCGGCCTTCACGCTTTGAAACTATTTTATCGTTAAACCTCGTTTTCCATCTTCAATATGTGCACCTTCTGTTTTTAGTCCCGCATCAAGTTCTTTTTTAATGTCATTTTTATCACAAGTTATAGTAGTTACTTTTTTTTGTAGTCGCTTTGGCAGCTTTTTAATATCGTCAATTATAACAACCTTTCTCGCTTTACTTAATGTGATGGTAAATAGCTCACACTCTATCTTATTAATGCCAGTTTCAGACATATTAAAACGTAAATATTCTTTTATTCTATCTTGCTGATTTTGTAACACTTTGGCGCGATCATTAAGCCGTTTAACCTCGCTCTTAATACCGTCAATATCGGTATCTGTATTTCTAACAAGATACATAATTGCTTTCGCTTTATCATCAAATTCGCCTTGTATGCCTTCCATTGTATCGGCAATAGCGTTTTCTGGAATCTCATCACTGTTTAGTAACTCCTTTAATGATTGCATTTGTTCAGTTAGTTTATATAGCGTGGTCATTAGCTTTTATCCTTTTTTAGCAAAGTATTGCGTTTGCCAATTGGTTAATTTTTCATTTAATTTTATAAGAGTTGCGGGTGTAAATTTCTTGTTTTCAATAGGCATCCATATATTGGGTATGTCGTATAAATAGCGACCAATACCCCATAAAACAGCAGCGCGTTTGAATGCGCCAGAATATTGACCTTTTACGCCCTCTATATTTGTTTGGTCTGCACCATTAGTTTTTGTTATCCAGTTGCCGTCGATAAGTATAGATATTTCGCAACACCCTTCAAACGGGTATCTACATTGCCATCCACCAGCGCCACAAGCGTCATCAAGTCGCTGCATAACGTCACGGCTGGTCAAATAGGCCAATGGTATAGCTTTACCATCATAAACAGCGCCTACACGCCATGATATTGATTTGGCGTCGAAAGGAGAGGCTAATAACTTAATCATGTCTTCCATAATACCTCCTAAAATATCGGCTTTTTAATAATACGGTGATAAACAATATTCCACTCATTCTGTAAGCGGCGCATCTTTTCGGTTAATGTCTCATTCTTACCGTCAATATGATCTTGATAGTCTTGAGGTAGTTTATCGGGTGTTTTATTATCATTACTCATTGTTACTTACTCCATTTAAAGACTTATAAGCATCTTTATATTGTTTAATAACCTCATCAGTTACCGGCAAAATATCTGCCAGTGCTTCGTGTGTCATGCCTTTGCTACGGTTATATTCATAGGCCGTATAAGTTAGATTATTGACTATTTCTGGAATTTTCATTCTCTTAACTCCTGCTTGATTGTTTTATCAATTTATTATGTTATTGGTTGTAAAAATGCGGTTAAGGTCAATTAACCGGCCTGCTTAGTGAGCAAAATACAGTCTTTGCCGTCATCTTCAAATAAATCAGGGTCTAGCCCTTGCTGTCTCATTTGGTACTCATAAGCCTCAACAGAATCATCATCACCCGAACCATCAAAGCCTTCGCCATCGATATAAAAACCATCATCATAATCACTCATAACCAGCTACCTTTTTACATTTAGAAACGCCATCACAGATATAGATAGTTTCTTTCTCGCAATTTCCGCAAAACTCAGCATATCCATAAATCAGCATTAATATTAATAGTGTATAAATCCATTTCATAATATTTTTTCCGTTTCGTTAGTTGATGAGTAGAGCTTAATTGATAACTAGGCATTAGTCAAACATTTTGTTGTATTTAATTCAATCATACCGTTTGTCCGGTTTATCTATATATAGCGTATTAATTCAAACAAAGCGTTTGCATTGTTCGGTCATTACTGTATATTAGTAACCATAGACAAACACAACGGAGAAAGACAATGAGAGCAACAGCAGAAAGAATCGGGAAAAGCCAAAAAGAGCGCATTTTGATAGATGGTGAGGTTTTTCTAAAGTCCGTAAGCGTTGGCCGCTGGTCTTACATCGTTGTTATTAAAACAGCCAATAACGAATCAATAGGTAAAAGCGCAACAAAAGAAAACGCTGAGAAATGGCAGCCTCACGAAATGGTTAGTGATTCTTATAGACAGTATCGTGAAGAGTTCGAGGCAGCCGTAAAAAGAGGCGCTAAAGTAATCAGAAAGAATGGCTGTGTTTTTGCTAGAGAGCCTATTCCCTACACTAGAGAAATTTTTGCAATAGAGAGGGTTTAAAACAATAGCGGGTATGAAGAGATGGATTAAATCTAACGAGGATCTTTCAGGATGTTGAATAAGCGTTGATTATTGGTGGAATGAAAAAGAAAAGGCGTTCTTTGCAGAGTTTGATTATAACGATTAGTAATTAAAGCCCCTTCGGGGGTAAGGACTTAAGATGAGTATAAATAGAGAATTAGACGCTTTATGGATAGATGAGGTTTATTTTTTTGCCGAAAGAATGGATCAATCGGAATCCGGCAGGATAATTGTTAAATCAAGTTTAATAGAAAAATACAGAAGGATGACCGGCGACTATTCAAGCGAAAACACAGAAATAAAAAACCACCTCATTGATACAATGAATGCTTTAGATATACCAATATAACAATAAGGAAATAAAAATGGCAGATTATCAGAAAACAATGAAATTACTAAAAAACTCAGCGGCTAGTTATAGTCAAATTGAGGATGACTTAGGCATCACTAAAGACCAGCTAACAAGGCTATCCAATTATAAGGTGGTACATCCATGTAAAGATATGATTCAGTGTTTACATGATTATCTAGTGAGAGAAGTTAAGCACCGTATGAGACAGGCTAGGAAGTGTGGTGAAAAGAAATGATCTGCATACAGCTAACACCAGAAAACGAAAAACGCTGGTACGAACACTGCTTAATAGCTGTTGGCGTAAAACACTCGCCGCCCTTTTATACGGCAATGTGTAAAGCTTATATTAAAGCTTACAACATGCAGCACAGCGACGAACTACCGCCCATAAATAACGTAGATGGTGATAACAATGACTAAACCAAACGAAGTGACAGAAGAAGATATAAAAATTCTATTCGGTATTATTGATGGGTTTTCATATCGACAATCGACTTTAGAAGATGCTAAAAATAATTTAAGTAAACTTTCTGAATATTACCAAGCCAGCCGGACTGAGTGGGTGAGTGAAGAAATTATAAGAATTAGAGATTTAGCTGATAGTCAGATAGAGCTTAATACTTGTAATTACGATGATGAGGACGTTCTTAAACTGAATGATGAGGCGATAGATATTTACTTTGCACTAAATGAGTTAGTTAAAAAGATATGTTTGCCACCAAGCAAGGGGGAGTGATGAATTTAGTGATTGGAGGTAAATATAATTTTAAGCATCAGCCAGAACGATTGAAGTATATCGGTACTGAAAAAGGCTGGCATCAGTTTGAGCTTGTCGGAATACAAGGCGTGTGGTGTGAGCTGCTGGATACTGAATTGCACATGATTGAATTAACCAAACACACAGGAGAGTAATGGTGATGACTTCGCATGAATTAGCAGCAAAATTATTAGATATGCCAGATAAGTTAATACATGCACAAGTTGTAGCAAATGACGGCACTGTATGGGATGTAAATTATGATTTTACAGATATTGAATCAAGCTGGATGATTCAACTAAAGCTATGGCATAAAGAACTCGAGACTTTACCTAAAAATTAACCAAACACACAGGAGAGTAGATTATGTCTTTTTTAAAAACACATTATGAAGTTCACCAGTTTGGCAGTGCGGAGGCTCAAGAAACATGGAAGAAAGAAGGATTGATACCCGACAAGGTTAAATTCTGTGACGGGTTGATGATGAGTAGTGACAGGGAATATGAGTTCACTAAAAATACTGATGACGTGGACTGCAAGAAATGCCAGAAAAAAATAGATATTTGGTGTATTAATAACTTTGATTTGCCGTACTAACCAAACACACAGGAGATAGTGATGCCAAATAAAAGACAGCAATTAACCGAACTTGATTTCGCTAAAGCACTCGAAGGTATTCAAATAAAGCTAGAGTTTCGCCAAAAACAAAAAGGAATGCATACTTATGCCAGCATCCATGAGGCTCTCGGTATTCTTCAGGAAGAAATGACAGAATTTGAAAACGAAGTACACGGTAAGCTGTCCAGAAACCTTCAGATTGAAGAACTAAAAGATATTGCAGTTGCTGCTATCTGGGCTATCGCCTCAATCGAGTCTAACGGTATTGATTGGTAATTAACCAAACACACAGGAGAGTAATAATGATTGAAGAACAAGAAGATATGGACGATGAAGAATTAGGTTTTTTGATGTCAAATCAGATCAATACATTAGCAGCTTTGTTTTATCAAAGTGACGGACGTATTTTTGACCCTACAATTGATTTCAGGGGTTCAAATCACCCAGAAGAAAAAGGGTGCTGGAATAAATCAATAATAGCGCATTCTTTTATTAATAATGACCAAGAATTGCTAAAGTTTCAGGTCAATTAACCAAACACACAGGAGAGGGTAGGGTATGAGTGATATAGCAGATAAAATAAAGAAAGTTGGTGATAGTTTAATCGATTTAGCCGAATCATTAAGTAGTGATGATTGTGAGATAACGGCTAATGAGCTACTTGAAAACATAGCGGGTAGATCAATTAGCTACGAAGATGCCACTCATATTGATCGGTATTTATCAAGCTAAACAATAATCATCGTTACTATTCGATGGTAAGGGAGAGAGATTGTGAGTACAGCAAAATTAGATGATTTAATTAAAGCTATCGATGAGATAAATAAGATAGCCGCGCCAAAGAATGATTATCTTGGTATGAATTTTAATAGCCAGTTTATGGGTATGCGGGTTTATGAAAAGCCATTGTTTCCAGTATTGCAGCTATCTAAAGACGTTGTTTGCACTGATGAGCGTAGAAAAAAGTTTAATCAATGGGCTATTGAGTTATTTGGATATAAAAGCGATGAGCCGGATATTGCTTACATGTTTAATAATAATATTCTTATGAGTCCAAGTTCAATGGCTATGCTGATAAATACAACAGCATAAACAAAAACGCCCTACCAAATTAATGAGATAGGGCGTATAATTGAGTCTAACCGGCTTACTTAGACTTGATCATCTGAGGACAGCCTTTCCCTAGTTAGGGTTGCCGGTATCTTTAATAAACTAGGACAACTTGACTAGGGCTAAAAAAATGAATAATCATTTCAAAAAAGCATTACGCACTTCAAAAAACATCCACAAAAGAAAGCTCAAAAAGCGAGCTGCTAAATCAATCTGTAAGAACATTATAGCAGGTTTAGGGTTTGCTCAGAAAGATAAGAAGGATTCTTGATATGGCTGCTTTACCATACATCCAATTATATGTAGCTGATTATCTCGCAGATACAATGCACCTAACAACAGAGGAGCATGGTGCATATTTATTAATTATAATGAACTACTGGCAAACAGGTAAACCGATACCAGAAAGCCGTTTAAATTCAGTCGCTAGATTATCCAACGACCGTTGGAATTCCGTTAAAGATTCGTTAAACGAGTTCTTTACAGTTGATGAAAATAACCGCTGGATACACGAAAGAATCGATCAAGATTTAGTAAAAGTTAAGTCTAAATCAACTCAAGCATCGATAGCTGGCAAGGCATCAGCAGAGAAAAGAGCTAAAGCGAAAGCTATTGATAATAAAGACAATTCCAGCGGGCGTTCAAATTCTGTTGAACGAAAATCCAACCATACAGATACAGATACAGATATAGATACAAAGATAAAGAAGAAAACAAAGGGCTTTATCAAGCCTACCATTCCAGAGATAAAATCTTTTTTTGAAGAAAAAAAATATAACATCGATGCTGATGAATTTTTTCATCATTACGAGGCCAATGGATGGATGCGCGGGAAAACAAAGATAGTAAGCTGGAAGTCATGCGCTCAAACATGGTTAAAAAACAAAAATAACAATAAGCCGGTAAACGAAAGACCAAAGCCGGAAATATTCAAGGGGTTTAATAATGACTGAAATAGCAGCCGAGTGGTCACTGATTGGCGAACTACTAAACAACAATTCATCAATAAGCGATATTGATTTAATTGCAGAAGATTTTGAAAACCAAGAACACGCAGAAATATACAAAGCTATATTGCATTTAATTAACACTAATCAAATAGCCAATTTTGTGACGGTTAGTGCTTATCTTGACGAAACAACAGGCAAACGCTGGATGTCTATTGTCGGAGGTATCGCAAAAGAAGCTGGGCGGCTTGTAGGTAGCATTAAAACTTACGCAGGTATCATTAAGACAGAATCTAAAAAAAGAGCCGTAAAGATGATTTGCGCGGATATATTAAATTCTGTTGATTCTGACATTGGCGTAGTTGATCGAGCCATAAAAGAATTAATGCTAGTGGATAATACAAAGACAAACCACACCAAAGAAATAGGCGAATCTATGCGTATGGCGCTAGAAGATTTAGAAAGAGCCAGAACAGCGGAAGGGCTAACAGGCATAGAAACAGGGCTTAATAGTCTAAATGAAATAACCGGAGGATTTCAAAACAGTGATTTGATAGTTGTAGCTGGTCGCCCCGCAATGGGAAAGACAGCAATAATGCTTAATCAAGTTATAGCTGGTGAAGTGTCTTGTGGTGTGTTCTCAACTGAAATGTCCCACAATCAGGCAGCCGGTAGAATGTTAGCGATTGACTCAGGTGTGACAGCGGAATCTATGAGGCTTGGTAATTTGAAAGACGAAGAATATCCAATGTTGACAGCTTCTTGCGCTAGATTTTCGTCAAGAAAAATATATACCTACGATAAATCAGCACCAACTATTGAAGAAATAGCCAGAGAAGCGCGAAAGATGAAATTCAAATACGATATAAAAATATTATTTGTTGATTATATACAACGGCTCTCAGGTGATAAGAAACTACCTAAACATATCCAGATAGATCATATCTGCCAAGGTTTAAAGTCATTGGCAAAAGAGCTTAATATACCTGTTGTTGCATTGGCTCAAGTCAATCGTAAAGTTGAAGAGCGTAATAATAAGCGACCTATGATGAGTGATTTGAAAGATGCTGGTGCTATTGAGCAAGAAGCGGATTTAATTATCACATTGTACCGTGATGAGGTTTACGACCAAGAAAGCCAAGACAAGGGGTCAATCGAAATAGGTATTGTAAAAAACAGGCATGGTGATTGCAGAACCATAAAATGTACTTGGATAGGTAAATCAATGAGAGTTAGAGATTATGTACCAGAATACGCTAATTATTAAATCAAATTAAAAACAGAGTAAGGGGATAGTATTTATGACAGATCAATGCAAACACTGTGATTTACGCGGTGATATTAACAAATGCTTATCGACTGAATGCTTACAGCATGAAAACTGGTATGCAATCGAACAACAAAAGGAAATTGATAATTTAAGGAATGCTTTATCAGGTGCAGAAATAAGACTGAGAAAAGCAGAGGATCGAAATACTAACGGCTTTTAACCACCACTAACAGTAAGGGGTAGAGAATGGATAAAGCAGAAAAAGTAATTTTAATATTTATGATCTTCGTATTGGCTGGTATTTTTTATTCAATGTATATCGGCAATAGCGATTGTATAGAGTCAGGCGGTGATTATGTCAGAGGCTTATTCTGGTTTAAGTGTATTTAGAAATAACCCAAACAGGTGATACACAAAGACAGGTATAGACAATAATCTATACTAACTTGATTAAGTATAGGTATAAACAGGTTGATAGTCTTAATAAGATTAGGTAGGATGTAGTTATTGAAACAGCTAAGAGGGTGCTGGAATGAACACATACGAAATAGAAATTAACACAACTTTTGCAGGAAAAGAATGTATTGAAAAAACAATAATTTCTCCAGACCCGAAAAGAGAAGGGATGTATAAAAGCTCACGAAGTTATAGCAATGATGGATTCAAAAGAAAACGTATTGATTTGTACGGGAAATGCAACCAACCAGCATTACTAGAAAAAATTAAAAAAGCTAAAAAGGTTGTATAAAAATGACTAAATCAAAGAAGCAGATAAACGCGGATCATTACCAAAAGAAGAAAGCAGAGGGCTGGTTTTCATTCATCAAGCGTGTTCATAAAGATGATATACAGCCGATTAGCAAGCAGGAAATAGAGGCATTTTGCCAAGCTAAAGCAAGAAAGGATATTGAAGGGGTAAAGAAATGATTATAACTTGTCAGGTTTTTAAAAAGCGGGTCAAGCGTTTAATAATTCCGAAAACAAGCACATTAAAACGAAAGGCTCCTAGCAGAGATAAACCAATTATGGCGACTAATTCATGGGTGAAAAAATGACTTATATAACAGATTATAACCCTAGGACACCACGCTCAAGAAACACAGACCCATTATCAAGTTATCTAGCTGATAAAGAAATCACTCAGTCAGGCACAAGGGAAAAGCAAATACAGCAATGCGTAAACGCTGTTAAAAATAACCAAGGCTACACTAGCAAAGAATTATCAGTATTAACGGGTATAGACCGTTACACGCTAGGCAGACGACTACCAGAAAGCGCACAACTTAAAAAAGGGCGTATGCGTAAATGCTCGATTACCAATAAAAGCGCGGTTACTTGGGAATTGAATGACTGATTACAAACAACGCGCCTCTGATTACTCAGAATGGCCTAGATTTAGGGTTAAAGATTTGGCTCAGATTTTATACACAGAACATGATTATGGTATTAAAGAGCTGGAGACAGAGTTTGAACGAACAATGACAACTTATTATCTTCCTGAATGGATAAAAACAGACAGAGCAGAGCTAATAAGAGCGCGTAAGCAAAGAGTAATTAAAAACCGCAGGGCATTGGCTAGGAAAGCAAAGAAAAAGCCGGTGAAGCTAAATAAGGCCGAAAAGGTAAAGGTAAAAGCAATGTCTAACAAGATCAGGAAGTTTGATATTAAATCAGTGAAAATTAATATTAAGCAATGCCCTGTAAATTTATGGTTAATGGGTGGTTTATGAGCAAAACTAACAAGCAAATAGCGCAAGACATAAACACAGAGCTATTGAGCGGCAAGAAAAAAGGCTGGATAAGAGCGAGTAAATTTATCACAGCAAGGGCTAAATGTGGCATTGAGTATAGCTGGCCTAATGCTGCATGGTTGGAATATAAGCGATTAACAGAAGTTAGGCCGTTTACTCGATCATCTTTTACAGGTCGTTTAACTAATCCTAATTGGTCAACACAAGAAGCTATTGATGGCTTAGCCAATGAAAACCCACGAATGACGCGCAAAAGAACGGCTGATAAAAACAGCGTGAGCGACATTGATAAAAAGACATTAATTGATAATCATTTATTAGGTGCGTGGGTATGAGTTCAGACTTTAAATGTCCGGTTAAAAAGAATGGAGTTGTATGCGGTCATATTATGAACCGATGCGACATAGGCTTTAATAATCATTTAAGATTTGCACATAAAGGTTTAAAGGATTGGCAAAGAACAGCATTAAAAATGAAGCATACGCCTGTCGAATCGGGATTTAGTCGGGCAGGAAGAACACAATATGAAAATGATTTATCTAACAAAGTAGGAATAAAATAATGAGTAGAGGCGTAAATAAATGTATTTTAGTAGGTCGATTAGGAAAAGACCCTGAAACAAGATACACAGCAAGCGGAACAGCCGTGACTAATTTCAGCCTAGCAACATCAGAAGAGTGGAAAGATAAAAATTCTGGCGAGAAGCAAGAAAAAACAGAGTGGCATAATATTGTTACTTTTGGGAAACTTGCGGAAATTTGCGGTGAGTATCTTAAAAAAGGTTCTGAATGTTATGTTGAAGGCAGTTTAACAACAGAGAAGTGGACGGATAAATCGGGCAATGACCGTTACACGACAAAGATTAAATGCAATGAAATGCAAATGCTAGGCGGTAAATCAGAAAGCCAAGCCGGACAAGCTAATCAGAATCAGCAGCAAGGCCAAGGCGCTTATGCAAATAGCCCTGCAAGCCAAGCCGCAATAGATGCGGGTAATGGCGGGGGTAATGCTTTTGATGATGATATACCCTTTGCTCCATTGTCAGAATACGGCTAACCAAGTTCAGCCCTGCCAGTAATTAAACTAACACTTTAATTGGATGAGCTGGTGGGGCTAACATTAACAATAAGCTATAATAGCAATATGATCGAATATCCAGATTTCAAATTCCCACCAATAAACTTGACTGTTTTAGGAAGTGATATGAATAATGAAACGAGAAACGATATAGAGAATGATGAGAATATGGGAGATGATTTTGGTCGCCTTCCTAACGAATGGCACAAGCAAAGCCAGAAAGACCCTCGATTTAGAATAAAGGGCGCACTCGAAAGACTCCGAGAAGAACAAGAAAAATACATAAATCGCTTTGAGCTTTCTATGTGATATAATCGCAAATAACGAAACCTCAAGAGCAAAGAAAGTGCCTGATTCTCAACAGAAAGAGTATGATAGTATTCAAGAGGTTTTCAAATTGAGGCTGGAAATGGGCGATTGTAAAGTGTCCATCCGTGATGAAATGCAGAATAATTATCTACAGAAAAAAGAGTTTTATAGGCTAATATCTGTCGTTGTATTTGTTGCGGCTGGAACGGTTGGCCTAAATAATTACATGAATAAAGAAGTAAGCAAAACGGTTACAGAGAAATTCGAGAAAGCCACATCAGAAATAGTAAAAGCGATTAACAAACAATAATGTCACTCGCTGAATTACAAGCATATATAAGCAGCCTATTCACACCAGCGCAGCAATTCGCGTTTTTAATCATTGCTTTCTGTGTAATGGCGGTCACTCAGGTATTTAAAAAGACCTATTTTCCATTTTACCCGTTACCAAAAGCCAAAAGAGTCGCTTTAATATGGCTGTTCGCTTTTACATCCGGCTTATTTTTTGGTGTGGGCGCTTATTACATTGGGTTATCAAAGCAGCCATTTTGGTTTTGGGTCTTCACCGGAATAGTTAGCGGCTTTTTCTCAATTGGTGCGTTTAAATTCCTAGTTCAGATTGTTTGGTTTAGGTGGATACTACGCAAAAAATCTGAATAAATGTATAATGTACTTATCAATGATTAAGAGATAATTATGGCTATAGCAAACCGCGTGAAAGAAACCACAGCCACAACCGGCACAGGTAGTTTTACAACTTCCGGCGCGGCGGCTGGATTTCAAACATTTAATACAGCTTTTGGCTTAAATGTCCGTTTTACTTATTGGGCGGTTAATGATACCGATAATGAGTGGGAAACAGGTATTGGTTATTTATCTGGCACAACCACCCTAGTAAGAGATCGTGTTCTCGATAATTCAAGCAACGGCACTACAGCTATCAGCTTCACGACTGCCCCTAGTTTATTTTGTGGCGAGAATGAGAGCACATTAACCCACGTTGCAGAAGGGTTCGAAAATACAATAACTCATGTTTGTAGCTCAGCGACAACAGTTAGCTATGCTACAGGTACATTAGGTGCTGATTGGCTGTATCTAGTGCCGTTTAAGTATGAGCAGATTAACAGGCAAATTTCTGGAATGGTTGTAGATGTTACGGCAGCGGGAGCGGGTGGTACTATTGCCAGAATGGGTATTTATTCCATAGGCTCAGATGGCTTGCCGAATCAATTACTAGCGGAAGGCAACGGTACTGTTAGTGTTGCGACAACAGGTTCGAAGTCTATATCATTTGCGGCTAACATAAATCTTCCGTCTGGTTGGTATTATTCAGCGATTATTTCAGATGGAACGCCAACAGTAAGAGCGCATAATAATAATATGCACATAAACCCGCTTAATATTAGTCAATACCATTACGGACAAACCTACGCATACAAAACAATTGCTTCATTTTCCGCCATGCCTACTACGCCAATAACAGGGCTTAGTATTTCGCAGGGCAACCCACCACGACTAGCGGTAACACCAGTATGATAACTTATATAGAAAAAGGCGCAGCAATGCACCAAGCGATTTTAGATGCAGGTTTTCAGGGCATTTATGAGCATAATAACGTTTGGTTAGCGCGAGACCCATCAGAAGAGGTCGCTATTAATGCGTTTATATTAGCTTATGATGGATTACCAGCGGTTAAGAAAGAGAAGCGATTAGCTTTAAGGGATGAATACAGAAATCATTTGATTCTAATTTACCCAGACGCGGAAGAAATGACCCCCTCACATTTTGATGTGGTAGTTGACATGTGTTTTGATATATTTAGAAGCGTTATAGGTTCGTCTAGGTCGCCTAATGTTGATTGGCAGAATGTACTAGATACACGAACCGCTAGGCGCAACATTAGAACAGAGATAAACGATTTAGCGACTATTTCAGAGGTTCAAGCCTATGATGTTGTAAATAATCCATTATGGCCTGTTATCTAGTGTATAAAATTCTGGTACATATACACGCATGGTTTGCCAAGTTAAAATGGTGGCTACAATCTGCATTATTCTATCTAGGCTTGGGATTATGGGATAAAGGTTAATGTCTTTACTAGGACAAGGTGCTTTAGGTGAATATGCGCTAGGAGAGATTGATAGTGGTGTAGTTGATACAACCGCCCCGATACTATCAAGCCCTACCGGCACAAAGACAGGTAGCACAACAGCCAGCGGTACAGTATCAACAGACGAAGGTAACGGAACGCTTTATTATCTTGCGACTGTTAATGCGAGTGAGACAGCGGCAACGATTGCAGCGGGATCAAGTCAGGCGGTAAGTGGTACAGGCTCTCAAGCAGTAACTTTTACAGGGCTAACGCCATCAACAACGTACTATGCTCACTATGTACATGATGACGCGGCAACTAATCGCTCTAATGTGGTTAGTAGTACAAGCTTTACAACAGACGCGGCATCAAGTGGTATAATAATTAATATGGCTGGGGACGGTGGTTTAGTCGGAACTAGTGCAATCGTCGGAAATGGCGGGGGACTTGTAGGATAATGGCTTATTTGGGCGATTACGCGGAAGATTACGCGACACTTAATCTGAAGTTTACAACACGACAAACTACTGGTGCACCGTTTACGCTTGGCGGCACACCCGTTATCAGTGTTTATAAAGCTAATGACTTAACACAAAGCACAGCGGGTATTACGCTAACGGCTGATTTTGATAGTGTAACAGGGCTAAACAACGTATTAATCGACTTATCAGCAGACGCATTCTATGCAGTTGGAAATGATTATCAAATTGTTATCACTACCGGCACAGTCAATAGTGTTTCGGTAGTTGGTGAAGTGGTTGGTGAGTTCAGTATTGAGAATAGATACGATCAACAAACAGCAGACCATACAGCCGCTTTAGCTGATATTCCAACGGTTGCAGAGTTTAATGCACGAACATTAGCGGCAGCAGATTATTTCGATCCAGCAGCCGATACGGTGGCAAACGTAACAACCACAGCAAACCTAACAACAAACAACGATAAGACAGGATACACAGCAACACTAGCCACAACACAGCCCTCTATCACTTGGCAGCCTCAAACTATAACGGCTGGTGATGCCATACCGAATGTAACTATAACCGGAACAGGTACAGCAGATGGATTTGTGTTTACTCGGTCTGGAGCTGGTGATCTATTTGGTACTAACTGGACTGCTGAGATGGTGGCTGCTGCAGCTTCTGCAATTACTACCTATGCTCCAGCAACAGAGGCCAAGCAGGATATTATCGATGCTAATGTGGATCTAGTTTTAGTAGATACAGACGCAATGAAAGGCGCTACATTCTCAGAGGCTACAGACTCACTCGAAGCAATAAGAGACAGGGGCGATACAGCATGGACAACAGGGGCAGGCGGCACACCCCCTCAGTTATTACAAAACACAACCATTGCAACGCTATCAACACAGACAAGCTTTACGCTAACGGCTGGCAGTGCGGATAATGACGCTTATAATAATGCAGCTATTATTATTACTGACTCAGCAACTAGCACACAGAAAGCGGTGGCGTTAGTTTCTGATTATGTTGGAGCTACTAAAACCATTACATTATCAGCAGACCCAGCAATCTTTACAATGGCTGCTGGCGATACGGTTGATATATTAGCAAATATAGGCAGTGCGCCTACAGTAACGCAGATAACAGCCGATATGGACGCTAACAGCACTCAATTAGCGGCGATAGTTGCAGATACTAACGAATTACAAACGGATGATGTGCCTGCTCTTATAGCAGCATTGAATAATGTAGCAGCAACCGACATAGTGAGCGCGGGAGCAATTACAACGCTAACAGGCGCGGTTGTTAATGTTGATACAGTTGATACTTGTACAACAAATACAGATATGCGCGGTACTGATAGTGCTAACACAACAGCACCAGATAATGCAGGCATAGCCGCTATTTTAGTAGATACAGCAACAACTATACCGGCAACACTAGCAAGCCTAGCGACAGCGGCAAGTTTAGCTTCTGTAGATGGTAAGATTGATACGATAGATGCTCTAGTTGATGCAATTCTAGTTGACACTGGCACAGATATACCGGCATTAATAACAACGCTTGATACAGTGGCAGACGCTATTAAAGTTAAAACAGATCAACTAACATTTACGAAAGCAAACGAGCTAGACGCTAACGCGCAATCAGTGAACGGTGTGACGCTTACAGGTGATGGAAGTACCACACCTTTTGATGTGGTTTAATAAATGAGCTTATCGGTCGCCGGTGTTTGGCAAGTAGGTGTCTGGGATCAAACAGTATGGTCGGATGGTGTTTGGCGTGAAGGCGCACCAACAACACCAACTGCGCCTGATAGCGAAGGGCTTGAATACACACTCAAAGGGAATAGGGCGCATTTTATATTTAATGAAAATGTGACACAATACACCATAGATACTAACCGGCTGCATTATAGTTTTGATGATGAGGATTTATGAGCAAAGCCACTAGCACAGAACAAAAAACAGCAGGCGAAGCCCGCAATATCTCGATAAGGTTTAGCGAGTTGTTAGACGATGGCGAACTATTAACGGGTACGCCTACTATTTTAGAGCTGGTTAGCTCAGACTTAACGATCAGCAGCAAAGCGGTATCAACAGCCATTAGAACTATTAACGGCGTATCTACTCCTATAGGCGAGGCTGTGCAATGCTCTATAACAGGTGGAACGGCGGGTATTACTTACGAGGTGCAAATAGTGGCGGCTACTGATTCAACGCCCGCTCAATCGCTCTATGGTAATATAAAATTAAAAGTAGTGGCAGACACAGAATGATTATAAGAGAAGGCATAATAGGTGATTTAAAAGGATTGAAAATAATCGAATCAAACGCGCCTATGAAGCATAAACAGGCAGTAATCTATAACAAAGTAATAACTATGTTAAGGGTTGTTAATATTGGCTCGAATATACGACTTTAATGCGTATAAGAAAGAGCGTGATTTAGTCGCGTTAGAGGCTGAATGTGCCGATTTTAAGCATTTCTTCACAGCCTACATGAATCAGATATACAGTGATGATGATGGTATTAACGCACAGATAGAGTTTGAGCTGATACCAGATGACGAATTGTAAATAAGCACCACTTAGGGGGTGATTTAGTCTGTTTTACCGGAGCATTACCCGACAAATAGGCAAAGGATTGCCGCTTATTAATTTATTAACTTAGTCTGTGACTAGGGAGTATAGCCGGTGGCTACAGCAGGACAACCGACAAAATATAATGAGTCTATGCTTGAGAAAGCATTAGATTATATAAAGAATTACGCAGACTATGATGACGTGATACCAAGCGTTGCGGGTTTAGCGGTTGCGTTAGAGGTATCTAAAAAGACGCTTTATAACTGGTCAGAAGTGCCGGAAAATATCAAATTCTTACACGCGTTAGAGAAATTAAGCACGAATCAAGAAAATAAATTATTAAATGGCGGCCTATCTGGTAGATTTAACCCTGCTATAACTAAATTAATTATGTACAATCACGGCTACACAGGGCAACCAAAAGAGCCAGATAGTGATGATGAGTCGCCACCATTAGAAATCTCATTTAATGTTAAAGAGCCGGTCACTGAAATAAAAGTGACAAATGCTAAGTCTTAACGCTCCTCAAGATATATTCTTAAATAAACTAGGCACTAAATATAGGGCTTTTGTTGGTGGGTTCGGTAGCTCTAAGACCTTTAGCGGGTGCTTAGACTTATTAATATTCGCTGGTAACAATCCAAAGACAAGACAGGGTTATTTCGCGCCCACCTATTCAGACATAAAAGACATTTTTTTCCCGACCATAGAAGAAGCCGCCCACATGATGGGCTATACGGTTGATATTAAAATTGGCAATAAAGAAGTGCATTTATATAGAGGCCGATTGTATTACGGAACGATTATATGCCGCTCTATGGATAACCCGTCATCAATAGTAGGCTTTAAGATAGCCCGCGCCTTAGTTGATGAGATAGATATATTGGCAAAGGATAAAGCTAATTTAGCATGGAATAAGATTGTGGCTAGATTAAGGCTTAAAATTGATGGCGTAGAAAACGGCATAAGTGTTACAACGACACCAGAGGGCTTTAAATTCGTTTATTCTAAATTTGCGGAAGAGCCCACCGCGTCTTATTCAATGGTTCAGGCTTCAACTTATGAAAATGCAGAGTTCTTGCCTGATGACTACATTGAAACATTAATAGAGACATATCCAGATGAGTTAATTAATGCTTATATTAACGGTGAGTTTGTCAACTTAACATCTGGCACTGTTTACAATGCTTATAATCGAATCACTCACAGATCAGCCGAAACCATACAAGAAAAAGAGCCGCTACGCATAGGTATGGATTTTAATGTTACAAACATGTCAGCGGTGGTTTATGTTATGCGCGGTAAAGAGTGGCACGCTGTAGACGAATTAAAAGGCATTTATGATACGCCCGCTATGATTGATGTTATTAAGGAAAGATACCCAGAACACAATATTCGTATTTATCCCGATGCCAGTGGTAAGAATAGAAAATCAGTTAATGCCTCTACATCAGATATAGCATTATTGGAGGACGCTAAGCTTTCAGTCTATGCTAATAAAGCTAATCCCTATGTCAAAGATAGGGTCATGGCAACGAATAAGGCGTTTTCTAGCGGTTTACTATTCATTAATGATACAATATGCCCAGAGTATTCGCGTTGCATGGAGCAACTGGCCTACGACAAAAACGGCGAACCGGATAAGTCCAGTAATATAGATCATTTGCCGGACGCGGGTACTTATCCAATTGCATTCGAGTTGCCGGTGGTTAAACCCGTTGCTAATCTAAATATAAAGTTTGCAAGGTAACAAAATATGCCAGTATCCGATACCCACCCAGAATATGATGATTCAGTTTCTAAATGGCAGCTAGTCGGTGATTGTGTTGCCGGTTCAAAGGCCGTTAAAAAAAGAGACTCAGGCAAAGCTTATTTGCCAATGCCTAACGAGATAGACCAAAGCCAAAACAATAAGAACAGATATAAGGCTTATTTAAAAAGATCTAATTTTGTAAACTTCACGGCGTTTGCAAAAAAGTCACTAACTGGGATGGTTTTTAGAAAGCCTATGGTTTGTGACCTACCAAGCAGAATAGATTATCTAAAAGATAATGCTAATGGTGGTGGATTATCTTTAGAGCAGGTCATTAGGAGCGTATTAGGCGAGACATTAGAGGCCGCTAGATTTGGTTTATTAACGGACTATCCAAAAGTTGAGGAAAATCAGACCAAGGCACAGACAGACCAGATACAGGCCAATATTTTAAGCTATAACGCTTCATCCATTTTAAATTGGCGCACAACTGTTATAAATGGGTTATCTAAGTTATCGCTAGTGGTTTTGCATGAGCCTAGACAAGAGCTGTCTGACGATGGTTTTAGCTATGAGTCAGTGGATAATTATAGGGTGTTGCGATTAATAAACGGCATTTATACTGTTGAGCTATATGACGAAGATGAAGAGATATATGACACTTTCCAACCAACTAAAAGCAACGGCTCTAAGTGGGATATTATACCATTCACATTTGTCGGCGCTCAAAACAACGATCCGCAAATAGATGACGCGCCGCTTTATGATTTGGCTGAAATTAATCTAGCGCATTATCGCAATAGTGCTGATTATGAAGAAAGTTGTTTTCTAGTTGGTCAGCCGACACCTATTATCGCCGGATTAACCCAGCCGTGGGTTAATGAAAACTTTAAAGACGGTTTAACGCTTGGCTCATTAGGGATGATTCCATTACCAGAGGGCGGGAGTGCTTCGCTATTACAAGCCGCGCCTAATCAAATGCCTTTAGAGGGAATGAAGAACAAAGAGCTACAAATGGCTATGATAGGCGCTCGAATCATACAAGATAAAGCAGGGGTTGAAGCCTCTGCAACGGTTAAAATGCGCTTATCTGGTCAAACATCAGAATTGGCGGCCTTAGTGGGTAATGTTGAGAGCGGTATTAAATTAGCCATTGAATGGGTTGGCGTGTTTATGGGTACAGAGGGTGCTACAGAACTGGCTCTTAATACAGAATTTTATGATAGTTCGCTGGATGCCCCTCAAGTTATGGCCTTGATACAATTAGCCGACCGTGGTGATATTTCTCAGGAAGATATGAGAAACAACTTGAGAAAAGCGGCATGGATTGAAGCAGACAAGACAGATGAGGAAATAGACGCGGAGCTGGACAATATTAGACTTAGTTTAGTTGATAACAATAACGCGCCTTGAGTACTAACACCTTTTTGATTGATGGTCTAACACGCCATCAGATTTATTTGCAAAGACATAGCGCGGGCGTAATTAATGATTTAATGCCCTACCTTGAATCAATGCTAAACGATGTTAACGCCTTAATCGCTCAAGCGGGTGCTACTAACTTTCAAGCGGCTAGGATGCAAGCTTTAAAAGCTGATATTACCTTATCCATTGCAGCGGCTAATAGGGCTATGGGTAGTCAATTAAAATCTCAGATGCTTGATCTAGCAGAATATGAGGCGGGATTCACGCAGCGCCTAATTACAGCAGCGACAACATTTGAGGCGACAGGCGTAAACCTAGGGGTTTTAGCGGCGGCGGTTCAAGATACTAAAATGTCATTAATTAGCAATGGCAAGATAGCAAATATAACACCCTCTCGAGCGGTGGCTCAATTCGCTAAATCAACTAGCACATCAATAAACAATATTATTACTACTGGCATAGTGGAAGGGAAAACAACGCTACAAATACAAGCAGAAGTTTCTAGGGTCGTTACCAATAGAACACCATCACAAGCAAGCGCCTTAATAAATACAATAGCTAATCACACATCAACACAAGCCAGAAATGCGCTATATGCTGAAAATTCAGACGTTATTGATAAAGAAAGATTTGTAGCCACGTTGGATAGCCGTACCTCTATAACGTGCGCGGGGTTTGATGGTCGTCTATTTGATATTGGTCGTGGCGCCATGCCTGCATTGCATTTTAATTGTAGATCAATTCGGGTGCCTGTTATTAATCCAGCTTTTACCATTGCAAACCTTAACGGTAAACGGCCTTCAATTGGTTCAGGTGGTGTTAAAGGTGTGGGTGGAAATACAACATACGGCGGGTGGTTAAAAAACCAGCCTGCAAGCTTTCAGGACGAGATACTAGGAAACGACAGAGGGGCGCTGTTTAGGCGTGGTGGTTTGTCTATAGATCAATTCAGTGATGATAGCGGTATTAGTTACACACTAAAAGAATTAAGGGGTTTAGAGCCTCATGCTTTTGAATTAGCGGGTTTATAATACTTAATATGTTAGTAAGTTGTGAATATGTTAATAACTTTGATATAATCAGTGCATATCCTGTGGATAAGTAAACGGTCTGTGACCAAGAGAAAGAAAATGCCAGAAATTACAGAAGAAGAACTAACCGCGCTCAATGAAGCGGCTGCAAAAGTAGCGGATTTACAAGAGCAGTTTGATAAAGTTTTAGCTAAGAAAGAAGAGCTTTTAACCGAGACTAAGCAGGCGAAAGAAAAACAGCGCCTAGCTGATGAGCAGGCTAGATTAGATCAAGAAGAGCTGGCAAAGAAAAAAGGCGATTATGAGCAGTTACATAAGTCGGCTATGTCAGAAAATGAAAAGCTAAAAGAAGCTATTCAAGAGCGTGATACTCGAGATGCTAAAAACGCTGTAGAATCAACAGCAATGAAGTTATCTATTAGCGTAGCAGATGGCGATAACGCTGAAATGCTGAGCAGATTTGTAGCTGATAGGCTTCAATATGCTGATGGTGGTGTCAAGGTACTTGATAAAGATGGTCAATTAACCATATCAACACTTGACCAACTAAAAGAAGAGATTATAAGTGATTCGCGTTTTGCGGCGTTGCTTAAAGGCAATCAATCATCTGGTGGTGGTGCTACTGGTGGATCAAATAGCGGCGGTGCTGCAAATAGTAATAAAACTCAAACCAGTACCCAACGCATAGCCGAGGGTCTTAAAGAACTATAAGGATGATTAAATCATGGCATCACAAACATTAGCGGAAGCGCAAAAACTCATTAATAACCAGATTATTTCTGGCGTAGCGGAAGATATTATTACAACTTCACCAATTTGGCAGGCAATGCCATGGTCTAGTTATGAAGGGCAAGCGATTTTAGTTAATCGTGAAAATGCTTTAGGCGATGCTCAGCATTTAGCGGTTGGTGGTACTATCACAGCTAAAGCGGCGGCAACATTTACACAAGCAACATACACAGCAGTTACTACTATCGGCGATGCAGAGCTTAACGGCCTTGTAGCGGCGCAGTCTTCTAGTGCTGGCGTGGATCAAATGGCAGCAGAGATTAGCTCAAAAGCTAAATCAGTAGGCCGTTTATTGCAAACTGGTGTAGCTACAGGTGACGGCTCAAGCCCTAATCTTAACTCTTTGCATACTTTGGTTGATGCAAGTCAATACACTACGGCTAGTGCTGGTCAGGCTCTTTCTTTAGCATTAATGGATGAGCTACTAGATTTAGTTAAGGCCAAAGATGGCGAAGTTGACTGGATTATGATGCCTGCTCGTACATTACGCGCTTATAAAGCTTTGGTTCGTGCATTAGGTGGTGTTAATGAGACAATGGCTTTCACTATGCCTAATGGCACAACTCGAAATGTCTCAGTCTATGAGGGTGTACCTATCTTCCAGAATGATTATCTTTCTGTAGCTGAAACGGCTAATGGTGCGGCATTGACTACTGGTGCATTAACGTCTGTTTATGCTGGTTGTTGGGATGATGGCACCGAGAAAGTTGGTGTTTCGATGATTTACCCAGCATCAACGCAAATGGGAATATCTGTTGAAAATGTAGGCGCTATGGAAACTAAGGATGAATCAATCGTTCGTGTTAAGTCATATAGCAACTTCGCACAGTTCAACAGACGCGGTACTGCCCGTTTAACTTCAATCAATAACTAAGGATTTGGCTATGGCTAAAGATTCAAAGTTAAAGAAAGTGGTTAGTGATTACCCTGTAAGCGATGATAGAAAAACGCTATGGGGTGTCATTTTTGACGCGGAAGGCGAAGGCTCTAAGGCTTGTTATGTTGCTAATGTTAGCGATGAAACAGCAAAGAGCTTGATTGATGCTGGACGCGCTAAAGCGGCTAAGTAATAAAAAGCGCCTCTTAATCGGGGCGTTTTTCTAAGGGTACATAATGGCTACGATAACAGTAGAAACCGGCACCGGCTCGGCAAGTTCAAACAGCTATATATCGACCACAGATTTTGAAACATACGCGGCTGATAGAGGTATCGATTTAGTTGGTACTAGCGCGGATTTGCTTATTAAAGCAATGGATTATATTGAATCAAATAATTTCAAGGGCGATAAGTCCTCAAGCGATCAGGCGCTACAATGGCCTAGAATTAATTTCAGT